GAGATGATGTTGTTTCCATATAGTAAAGAGCCAGCTACGGGTTCACGTATACCATCAATATCAACTGGAGGAGCAGCTATAAAAGCTATTATAAATGCTGTTGCAGCGGTTAAAAGTGCAGGGATCATAAGCACCCCAAACCACCCCACATAGAGGCGGTTGTCAGTACTTGTAGTCCAGTCACAGAAACGCTGCCAATTGTTATTTGGTTTTGTTAGTGTGGCTGTAGTCATTTATGTAAAGTTTAAAAAATTCCTGGGATGATTTGACCTGTTGTAGCATAGGCACCCAGAGCTGCCATTATGCCGATCATAGCCCAACGGCCATTTTGTAGTTCAGCGTTGTCGTTGTTCATAGTTAATACTTCAATAGGTGGTTCCTTAGCAAACATATTTTGTTTGCCATATTCAGTTGTAACTGTCATTTAAATTTAAGTGATCGAACAGCGGCGAGGACGATGAATCGGGTCGCCACGATTCGCTTAAAAATTAATATCAGATCTTCCTAGTTTCTCTTTAACGTCTTGCCTATAAGCTGAGTCTCTCTCATATCTAGGATCAGACATAGCTTTAACTACTTCCGCTTGACTTCTGAATTGAGATCCACTTGTTTTAGGTGCAGTGCCTGTAACCATTTCTCCTTGTTTACCTGTAGTATCTTCGTAACGATATGCTAAAGATCTCACCGCAAAATAACATGCAAGTGGATCTCCTTTATCCATTACCTGATCAAACATATCTATCTCTTTAGGATCTAACGATTGGTTAGCCCACGAGATCATGTTCTTATATGATTCTTCACCACCAACAACATCCTTTAAACCTTTAGCTTGTGCTTCAGATAATTCTTGTGGACCATTGGCTCTGCGATATTCAATATATTGATTAGCCAAATCAATTGGATCAGTTTTCCTTAGTTGCTGTACAGTTTCATCTTGAAAGGAATCTTCTACAGCTTGTTCCCAAACGCTTTCTAAAATCGTAGTACCTTCAGTCTCTTTAGCTTCGGGTTCTACTTCTTTTTCAGGTTCAACTTCCTTTGCTTCAGATTCATCCTTAGTTGCAGGTTCGTTATCACCTAACTTTTTTTGTAATTCTATATAAGCATTCTCTAATTCCTGAGCATCTTTATATTTACCAGCAAGTAAAGTATCTTGAGCCTCTTGCATTTCTTCACCAACCTTCAGAGAATCCTGCTCATCGGCATTAAGATTCTCTGCAGTAGTAACTTCAGATTGGTTTTCAAATGTTAATGTTTCTGCCATTGTTATTCAATAGGTGGTTGTTGTCCTCCTTCCTCTGGCATCATACCAAGTTCAGGATTCTTTGTAGGATCCATCATAGGTGAACCCATTATCTGTCCAGTTTGTTTTGTCATCTCCATCTCTTGAGCCTGAGCTTGAGCTTGTTGCTGCTCATTCTGTCTATCTTCCATACTCTTAACTAAGTTTAATACATCTATACCTTGAGCTGCAGCTAATCTTTTAACTACTTCTTCTGAATTAATGTATTGTCCTATAGCTTCTGGACCCATTGTTTGAGCAATGGTTTGTAGGAATTGACCTAAGCTATCTCTATCTTGACCTCTACCTAATGCATTAATTCCAGCTACAATAGTAGGCTTAACTAATTGCTTAGGTATTCTAGGTATTTGTCCTGACTTTTGGAATGTATTTAAGATTCGATTTAGATATGGTATTAAAAATTCATTAGTAAGTAACCCAAACAGGCCACCTAATTGTGATTCTAATTCCATTTGTGTCATCCGAACTTCTTCAGCTGTAACACGTTCTGCATTCCTGACATTCATGACAAGGAATGCTTCATTCAATCTCCTCTCAAGTAGACCCATCATCTCATAGGCTGTACCAAAATCTGCAGTCTTGCCTACTTGTACAACACCGATGTCATCTGGTCTACCTTGAACAATAGCTCCGTTACCTGCTTTAGCTAAGGTAGCTGGTTTGGTAGTCGAGCTTGGTGATACAGTGAATACCACTTTAGCAGCTGCAGCTGATCCTTCGAC